CCGCGCCCTCCTCCTCCGGCGGGCTGTAATCCAGCGAGTCCTCGAAGATGTCGTTGTCGTTGCCGTGGTTGATAGCCTTCTCGGACTTGATGTCGTCAAGCGCCTCGTTGACGCGGGCGTATGCCCACTGCTGCTGCGTCGCGCCCTTATTCGAGCTGAACCACGCGCCGGCGCCCCGACGATAGACCTTCTTGAGCTGGCCGAGTGTGACCTGCTTGCCCTCGCCGACTTCCTCGTTGTGCTCCTCGACTTTGTTCTCAAGCCCCTCCTCGGTTGACGCCGAGATGTCGATGTCGGAGGCGTCGCCCTCGGTGCTCGCAGGATCCTCGTCTTCGAGCGCGGCGTGGATGGCTGCCGGCGCGAGGGCAGCCTCAAGCGCCGCCGCCTCGCCCGGTTCCGCCGACGCCGACGGAGCCGCGCCACGCTGGACGATGGCGAGGTCCGAAAACTCGATGTCGGCCGCCCGCATCGCCTCGCCGCGGTCAGTGTCGACCGTGCCGCCGTCAGCGTGTCGCGCCTCGACGGAGACAGTCAGCCGGCCGTTCGCGATGGCCTCCGCGAGTTCCGCGTCGTCAACGCGGGCCTCGTAGACGACGCCCTCGCCCTCGACGTACCCGGCGTCAGTGACGGTCCCGACGGGCGTCTCCGAGTGCAGCGCCTTGAGGTCGCCGCCCTCCAGCGTCTCGGCGGCCTCCTTGAGTTCGTCCTCGGTCCAGACCTTCCGGTCGCCGGACAGGCCCCGCGTCACGTCGCCGGATCCCACGGCGACGCCGGAGATGACTTGCTGTGGCCCGTCGGCGAGGCCGGCGATGCGACTCTGGACAGTGGCGGTTTGCGTCATGGTTGAGGGATATTAGTCAAGCAGTCGGAGGGCGGTCGCCCAGCAGGCTGCGAACGTCGCGTACATCAGGATGTGATAGACGATGAGCCCGCTCACGTCGACCAGTCCGTTCGTGTAGGTCACTCGGAACGTCTCGGTGTTCGCGGCAAGCTCGATGTGCCACGCCCATGCGACGGGCAGGACCGCGACGGCGACCGCTAACAGGCGGTCGGAGTGTGGCGTGAGCATGAGTCAGCGTCAGCCGATGACGGGCAAAAGCACGCGGCGTCTGTTACTCGGTTAAAACTGAGTCAAACGCATCGAACTGCCGGACATACGTCTCGACCGTGGGGTGGCAGCTCTCACACAGCGTCATATAGTTCCACGGCGCGTTGAGTCCGCCGGCGAGCACCGGGACGATATGGTGAAGGGAAAGCGTCTCCTCAGACGCGCCGCACCGCTCACACTCGTCGCCGAGGTGTTCCTCCCGCTGCGTGTGCCACCCAGTCGGGCCGTGGGCGGATCGGATTGCTCGATACCAGTCGACGCCGCCTTTCCACAATGGGTGGTCTTGCCCGGTCCGTGAGGCGAACCACTCGTGCATACAGTCTGGCGAACAAAACCGCCCATTACCGTGCGACTCATATCGCTTGAACTCTGTTCCACACCACTCACACGTTTCCGACACCTTACCACCGTTTGACCAGAACGTCTTGCCCTCGCGCCAGTTGGAGTAACACGCCCACGAGCAGAACCGGGAGTGGTCCTCTGAGGGGGGCCTGCTGAACTCATCGCCGCACTCATCGCAGGTTAGGCAGACATCTGGCTTATACTGTGCACTCTGTTCACCAGACCTATGCTCGGAGAAAGAGCGCTTCCGGCAGTCTTCGGAGCAGTAGGTGTTATGGTTCTTATTTATATTCGCTACAGTCTCGGTATATATCTCACCGCAGCGGTCGCACGCGGCGAGGGGTTTGAACTTCTCCCCGTGTTGGGCGCTGTGATGCTTCGATAACCCGGCCCGTCCGTTAAACTGTTCACCGCACTCGGGGCACGTAGCCCCATCAGTTTCATAATCTTGAATCTGGTATTGTCGCATGCTCTTGGACCTCAAGAGCGCGGTCGGCGTCCTCGCGCCGGCCTTTTCAGGACTCGCGCTCTTAGCCGCAGTAACGTGCGTAACAGGCATATTTCTTATCACTCACCCTATTACTGGTAGTAATACGCATCTGCCGTTCGGGTGTGCGGGCGGACTTAAATTGTATTCGCCAGCCAGTGAGTCAGGTTGGTCTTCATCCGGTTCAAACGTGAACGTCGCGTCGCGAATGCCTGCCATTGGGATTTCGCGCCCATCAAGGCTGGAACAGATTGGACACACCCTTGCGTCGTCTGAATCGCGCCATTCTCCGTGTTGAACCTTATTGATACCAGCGCGCTCGTATCGTAATATTGTTGCCTCAGTGTATGCCGATAATGTCTCGGTTCTCGCAAGCGTCTCCGCGCGGTTCTTTTGGATTGACTCAATCTCGTCAGTGAGGCGTCGCGCAGCCTCGCGCGGGTTGACGCCCTCCGCGAGCGACTGTGCGAGGACTTCCCGCGTCGGGCGGGCGATCTGCGACGTGACCGTCTCAAGATTCCGGTACGCCCGCGTATAGATTTCCTCAAGCGCCCGGCGCGGCACGATCCGCTGGATGAGTTCGTTATCTGGTGGTTCCGGCCCGACAGCGACGCCCGCCTGTCGGAGTCGGTTGCGGGCCTGTTTCCAGCCCTGAGCGAACGAGGCCCGGAGCAGCGGCGCGGTCCAGTGGTCGCCGCGCTGCTGTGCCCGTTTGTCAACCGGTTCGAGCACCTCGTCCTCAACGACGCCGCCGAGCCAGCGGAGAAACGCGCCGATGTTCTCCTCGCGCGTCTGGAACCGGTAGACCTGCGGCGCGTCATCGTCGAGGTCGTCCGGGGCGGGCTGACCGCCGTCGGTCCGGAGGCCAAAGACATCCTCCTCGTAGCCGAGCCATCGGCGGACAGCGCCACGCACACGGCGGAACCGCCGACGGATGGCGCGGAGGAACTCCTCGCGACGGTTGCGCGTCGGGTCACTCATGGGTTAGAGAGGCGGTCAGGGGCGCGCAGCTTCGAGGTCGCAGTGCAGCCGCGCGGGCGGGGCGACCGCAAGCGTCGCCGTCTCGTCACGGTCGTCGACGCGGACATCCGTAATCGTCCCGCGGGCAATGACTTCGCCGCCGAGTGCAGCGTGAGCGCTCCAGCCGTCCGTCCCACGGACGCGGTTCGACCGGGCGCGGGCAGTCCAGTGAAAGCCCTCCAGACGGATACTGATGTCGCGTCGGAGTGTCCGCGACGCTGCCAGCCCGCTGTCGGTCCGGTCGCGGGGCTCCGTCAAGATGAGTTCGTCAAGATCCGGCATCGGTCTGAGTTACGCATCCTCGTCGGCGTCGGCGGTCGGGAGTTCGACGATGGGGCAGATGTCTCGGAGCTGGTCGGCCTGTGCCTGCTCGACGTGGCCCTCGGGCGTGATGAGCGCCGGGAGCGCCCGGTCATCATTCTGTGCGTATTCGAGCGCCTGCGCGACGCCGCTGCGAACCGAGTCGGCGTCGTTCTCGACCTCGATGGCGAGGATGACAACGTCGAGGTCGACCCAGTAGTCCGCGTATGCGCCCGTCCCCTCAAGATATTTCTCGTCCTCGACGGCTTCGGCGCCGAAGAGACTCTGGAGTCGCGGGGAGACAACGCTGTCGCGGAACTCGGCTTCGGAAATCATGAGTGTGCGCGCATCGGTCGGGTGCTATCTAATCGCCCGGCAGCGGGCTGTCCCCGCGCCACGCCTCATAGCCAAGCACTTCATCTAAAAACGCGCCGCAGAAGGCGTCGGGCGTCCGGACCTCGCCGCGCATCTCGCGAACGCAGCCGTCGAACGATCCGCCCATCCCAGCAAACGCCTTGAGCGCGATGACGCGGGCGGGCGTGTCTGACTCGCGCCACGACTCCGGCATCGAGAAGTCGAGTTCCGCGACGCGGGAGTCGTCGGGCGCCAGCTCCGAGAGTGCCGCTGCCTGCGCCATCTCCTGCGTCGTGTCCAGCGCGTCAACTTCCGTCTCAATGTCCGTAGCCTCCAGGTCGGACGCTTTGTAGAGGCCCATCCCGCGGTCGCTGTCGTCCTCAGTCACGACCACGTAGGTCGGGGAGTCCGGCGACGCCTCGATGTCCGGCAGGTCAGCGTCCTCCGGCGCCTCCTGGTCCTCCGCGACCGCGCCGGCGATGACGCCGACCCCCGAGTCCGGCGTCTCGACGATGTCGCCCTCCTGATAGCGGTTCGCGAGCGTGGCGTCGGTGAACTCGTCGAACGCCTCCAGTTCCGCATCGTTGAACTCAGTCGGCGGGGGGGTAAGCGGCGCCTCGCCGTCGCCGGGGGCGGCCTCCTGCATCACCTCGGGATCCATGTCGAGCAGCGTCTCGATGATAACGTCCTCCGGGATGATTTCCGACGCACCGCCCTTCGGCCCCGCAGCGGTCGACAGCGCCGACATCAGCTCGCTGAACTCGCCGGCGTCGAACTCCTCGTCACGCAGCGGCGACTCCGACGCCTCGGGTCGGATCCGGAGCGACACGTCAACGCCGAGCGTCTCATCCGCGTGCGCGTCGCCGTACAGCAGTTCCCGCGCCTTCCGTTCGAGGATGTCGGTAAAGTCGGCTTCGAGTCGCCGGCGCTCGCGCTTGACCGCATCGCGGTAGTCCTGCCCCTGCTCGGAGGTGACGTCGCGGTTGATGTCGCCAGCAAAGCCGACGCGGTAGAGCGGCGTCGGCATCCCAGACAGCACGTACTCGATCTCCTGCTGGATGATGTCAACGATGTCGGGAACCTGCCCCTCAACCTCGGTCACGTCAACGGCGGCGTTCGTCGCGCTTACCGTCTCGGGATCGACATCCTCGCCCCGGTCCTTGACGTTGACATCAAGGTTGTCGCGGACGCTGCGGACGACCTCCGCGTCCTGCGTCTCGACGGTGGCGATGATATTACCAAAGGCCGTGTTGACGACGGACTGGTCGACGTAGCGGAGTTTCTTTCGGAGCGCTCGCGCCCGCTCGATGACCGGCGAGCTGTCGGGGCGGCCGAACAGTTCGCCCGTGTCGGCGTCGTGCGGCGACACCGTAACGTCATCCAGCGCGAACGGGATTTCCTCGCGCTCTTGCGCGCCGAAAACATCATCAAACTGCGCGATGGCCGCGGTCTTGCCCGCCGGCGTCATGGGCGCCTCGTCGCGGGTTGCGTCGCCGTAGTCGCGGACGGCGACGGTGTCGAAGCTACCGGGGTCGTCATCCGGCCGGAGGACGATGGCCTTGCCCTCGCGTGTGTAGGCCGTGACCGTCTCCGTCTTCAGCGGCTTCAGTCCTAGCAGTCGCTCGCGCTCGCGGGGGTCATCATACGCGTGTTCGACGATGCTGGTCCCGCGGCGGCCGCGGCGGTCCTTGACGGCCTCCTCAAGCAGATCCGCGAAGTCGCCGTCGAAGCGGAAGCCGTCAATGAAGCAGCTTGAGGCCCACGCGGACAGTGCCTCGTCGAGCGGGCGGTCGCGCCCGTCGTACTCGACCGTCGGGATGTCGCCGTCGTCGTCGCGGGGGGCAACATCAACGGAGACGCCCGGCTCGGTCACGTCAGACGCGAAGTTCTGAACGGGAACGCGAACCAGCGGGTTGCGGTAGTACTCCGTGACGAACGTCTCGATCTGCTGTTCGTCAACCTCCTCGCGGTACTCCTCGCGGCCGACGACGGTCGGGCGTTCGTCGCGGGCCTGCGGCGAGGCGCTGCCGTCTTGTGTCGGGGCGAGACGGGCGCGCCGC